GATGACGATTTTAATCTAGTCACAGGGCTATATCATTTCGATGGATCTAATGGAGCGCAAAATAATACGTTTTTAGATTCATCATCTAATGGATTTACTGTTACGAGAGCAGGAAACACAACGCAAGGAACTTTTAGTCCTTTTAGTTCAGATGAGGGTAAATGGTCAGTAGAGTTTCCGGGTGGAGGCACATCGGATGTAAGTAGAATGGTTTTAAGTAGCACAAATGAATATGTGTTTGGAACAGGCGATTTCACGATAGAAGCTTGGATTTTTCCAAAGTCAATTCTTGCATATTCAGATGCAAATTTTGTTTTAGATTTTCGCAACGGCAATGCTGGATACAATATTGAACTTTATATGTTCATTGCTTCTCAAGGAGGGACAAACAATCTTTACGGAACAGTTGGTCAGTCTTCAGGAGGAATAACATTAGGCGCATGGAATCATATCGCAATTTCAAGAGCAAGCGGAACACAAAAAGGATTCATAAATGGCGTAGAAAAATTCTCTGCTTCTGACACAGCTAACCATCAATATTCTGGAAGCGGAGTTAATATTGGCAATCGTTATCAGGCAACGTGGAATCCATTTGATGGTAATATCTCTAATGTTAGAATAGTTAAGGGGACGGCTGTATATACAGGAAACTTTACCCCTTCCACTTCTCCCTTAACTAATGTAACTAACACAGTCAATCTAGGATTGCGCTCTAATCGTTTTGTTGACAGTGTTTCTTCTGTAGTGCCTTACCTAAACACAACTTCTGGCCCGATTAAAATACAACCCTTCTCACCCTTTGCGCCTAGCTCTAGTTATAGTGCGGCTGTAAATGGAGGATCAGGGTATTTTGATGGTTCAGGGGATTATTTATCAATTTCAACATCTGATGAATTTGCTTTCGGCACAGGCGATTACACGATTGAGGCTTGGGTGTACAAATTAACCACAGGCCAAGAATCTATTTATGACGGAAGAGGTGGAACGAATACAAACAGAGTTTTGTTTTACGTTAACAGTGCGAACAAACTAGCCAATTATATAAACGCAAGTGTAAAAGGAGCAGCAACCTCTGATTTTCCTTTAAATGAATGGGTTCATGTAGCCTTAGTAAGATCAGGAACCACTGGCTATATGTTTCAAAACGGTACTCAGGTTTCTACTTGGACAGGAGATAGTACAGACATTGCTGCTCCTGATACTGCTGGTTTATACATTGGAGAAGACACTCGCTCTGGTTTGAGTTATCCTTGGGATGGTTTTATAACAAACCTAAGAGTCTTGAAAGGAACGGCTCTTTACACCTCTGCATTTACTCCTCCAACCACCCCTTTGACGGCAGTAACAAACACTAAACTACTTTTAAGTTTTACCAATGCCGCTATGTTTGACCAGACAGGTAAAACAAATGTAGAAACAGTAGGCAATGCTCAATTAGACACTAGCTATAAAAAGTTTGGTACAGCCAGCGCAGAATTTGATGGCACTGGTGATCGGTTAGTTATAAGTAATTATGATGTAGCTCCTGTTGGCACTCAATCTTTTACTGTTGAGTGTTTTATTTATGTTGGTGACGTAAGCAATTATCGTTGCGTTTATTCAGCAGGATTTGGAATCCAAATTTATGTATGGACTGATAGTAAATTGCAATCTTACATCGGCAATTCTTCAGGTGGTTACGATATAAATGGGTTTCAATCTACTAGCACAATTTCAATTAATACATGGACACATATTGCCTTAGTAAGAGACAGCGCAAATAGCACATTAACGTATTACATAAACGGAACTGCAAGCGGTCAAACATCGGTTACAACTAATATTCCAAAACTGACAGGCGCAAGTGATTACTCGTATGTAATCGGTTCTTATTCAAATGGAAACTACTCCTTTTCTGGTTATATTGATGAAATGAGAATTACAAACAAAGCCCGATATACGAGCAACTTCACCGCACCAACTAAAGCGTTTCCAAATTTATAGGTAGATAATATGCAGATAGCGATAATTAAAGACAATACAGTAATAACTATGGGAGAGCATCAAAAGCTGTTCCCAAATGTTTCTTTCCCATCTTCTGGCCCTACCTCTGATTGGATGACAGAAAACTCTGTTATGCCTGTTACGATTGGATTAGGTTACGACCCACTAACACAAAAGATAAGTCAGGTTGCTCCATACATAGACAGTGGCGTTGTTTATACGGTTAAGTTAGAAACCTTAACTGACAGTGAAAAAGAAGTTGCAAAGAATGATTCTAATAACGCTCTTGCCACATCAAACAGAGCGCAACGCGACAGACTGTTGGCAGAAACAGATTGGATGGTGACAAAAGCACTAGAATCTGGTGGAGCCTTGGCAGATAATTGGAAGACGTACAGGCAATCTTTAAGAGATATTACAAAACACAGTAATTGGCCTGCTCTTAAAGTGGGAAATATGGACGGATCAGGCGATAACGATTGGCCTGTTAAACCATCATAGGAATTAGACATGGCAGTTTATACAAATGATTTAAGATTAAAAGAAATCACCACAGGTGACGAAAGCGGAACCTGGGGAACCAGTACAAACACCAATCTTAGTTTGATTGCAGAAGCTTTGAGCTTTGCGACTGAAGCTGTGTTTGATTCTGACGCAGATAAAACAACGACTGTCGCAGATGGAGCCGCTGATCCTGCAAGAGCCATGTATTACAAGGTAACTGGTACAGGTACTTTATCTGCCACAAGAACTTTAACGATAGCACCAAATACAATATCCAGAGTTATGTTCATAGAGAACGCTACCACCGGATCTCAATCTATAAACATATCTCAAGGTAGTGGCGCTAACGTCACCATTGCTTCAGGTACTGCTAAAGTGGTTTATCTTGATGGTGCAGGTAGTGGAGCCGCTGTCGTTGATGCGCTTACTTTGGTTGATACTTTCGTAAAACCAAGCACCAATGTTTCTTTTACTAGAATCAACGTAACCGCTGCAGGTGAAATTAGATTAGAAGATAGCAGTGGAGGAGAGTACGTTTCTCTCAAAGCGCCATCTACAGTGAGCAGCAATGTTAGTTTTACTTTGCCAGATGCTGACGGAAGCAGTGGCCAAGTAATGAAAACAGACGGAAGCGGTAATCTTGGGTTCATTAGCATCAATACGCCAGGAGCCGCAGCAAGTTTCACTCAAGTAGATATTACGGCAGAGGGTGATCTTAGACTACAAGATGCCAGTGGTGGAGAGTATGTTGCTCTAGAAGCGCCTGCTACTATTTCATCTAGCTACACATTAGAACTACCAGCAGCTGACGGATCTAACGGACAAGCTTTACTCACCAACGGTTCAGGTGTTTTGTCGTTTGGCGCTGCCAGTGGAACCACGCCTGCATCTGATATCATTGCAATTAGCGCAGTTGACGGAGCAACTTACAGCGTTAGCGGTTTAAGTTTTCAACCCAGTTTAATTGTATTTCAAGCCTTTGGTGGCGCAACAGTGACAACAGGAGCAAATTACTTTGCTAGTAGTCACGGCTTTGCAACAGGTACAGGATCAAATCAAAAAGTAGTTTATTCTAGAATACTAAACAGCCCCAGTGTTGAGTATGGCGTAGTTACAAACACTAGTTATTGTTACTGGATAAACAACTATGATGGAGCCTATAACTTAGGACAAGTCACCGCAATAGCCTCCGATGGTTTTACTGTTACTTCTGCAGTCGTTGGTGGAACAACTGCCACTGTCATGTACACGGCCTATCCCTAATGGACGAACTTGAAGCCCATGAAAGAGAGTGTGCAGTGAGATACAAGAATATCGAAGAACGCCTTGACCGTGGCACAGAGCGCATGAACCGTATAGAGATGAGTGTCTATGCGTTATATCCTTTTCTGGTAGGACTTCTCATAGCCAGCAAATTCTTGGGGTAGACCCTCATGTTCGCTGAACTAGCGGCAATCACCAGTGCCATTTCTGCGATCAACAATACCATTGCAACCTTCAAAGAGGGCAGAGCTAATGCTCAACAAGCCGCTTCTTTACTAGGTAAATTTGGATCTACTGCTCAGAAGCTTGATGATTGGGAAAAGAAAAAGAAACTCAAGCGTCCTCTGACCCCGAAAGAAGCGATGGATCTCTCTATAAAACGTAGAGAAATCAAGAGTATAGAAACTAAGATCAAAGACCACCTGATGATGGCTGGTATGTCAGATGTCTGGCGTGAAGCAGAGCGCATAAGAAAGCAGTCAGAAAAAGACCATCTCCAGTATCTAAAAGATATACATAAGAAACGCAAAGAACGACAACGTAAGATGAAAGAGCGTCTTACTGCAGCATTTATTGTTTGCTCTTTAATATTTTTAAGCTGGTCAGGATGGTACATATATGAAGCCATACAGGAGA